ATACCGTGTACATCTAGATCAGAGCGTAACTTAAATACATCTTCTGCGCTGTTAATTGGATTAATTGCAACTAAACGTCTTGATGTTGCAATACCTTTTCCGGCAAGTACTAATGGATCTGTATACCAGGAAAGAAATCCATCAATTCCACCACTAACAATACGACCATAGATATCTTCTTGAAATGCTTTTTTGCGCTCAGCAGGATCTGCTATGTTAAAGTTAGGATCTAAAAATGCCGGAAGGTTTACATCATTCTTAACAGCATAATCAGTGATGCCAAAGGCATCTAAGTACTCAGAGAAAAGACTGGCACTTGCCTGTCCTGGAGAAATCTCTTTTGACATATTCCAGTTTTTAGCAAGATCAAATCCTCTGCCTGCAGCAAAATCTGCTTGTGCAAGAAATGAAGTTGCTAACGGTCTAGTGACAACTGGTCTAGCTGCAGTATATAATGTATCTACTTGTTCAAATACTCTATCGGCTGCGGTTGCAATTCCAACTTTTTCTGGAATAAAGGCAGCGGTATCTACTGCTTTAGTAGCTAATTCATTTGATTTTTCTATAACCCTAGCATTTTTTGCAGCAACGGATTCATTAAATCCTTTTGTAACATCTAATGAAGATTCAGGAGCAATCTTGGCTGCCTGTCCTGCAATAAACCCAGAGGTAATAGTATTTACTGCAACTCTTGGAGCAGCAATAGCGCTACCAAGTCCTTTAGATAAAAAAGATTTAACTCCATCCCAATACTTGAGAGCCATAGTTAGACCTCTCTAGTAATGTGGTTAATAAATTCATCTCTATCTTCGCTTGTCTGCCAAGGAACATTAGCCAATGAGATAATGATTCCTGGTTCATCCATACCCAGAGCATCAACAAAGGCAGAAACATTATTTACAAAATTGTTCACATATTTCCTTGCAAGTAACGTACAAATAAACGGAATGATTGTGGAGTATCTGCTTCTTCTGCAAGAGCATTAAGGGATGGGAGATATTTCATTACTATATCTGCCTCTTGTTGTCTAAAATTAGGTAATGCTTCAGGTCCTGGACCTTCACCAAATGGCATACCTGCCGTGATGGGTTCATCGGGACGTTGAGTTGGGGCATCAATTGGTACAACTTTTGGACGAGGGGCTTGCATTGCGGTAGGTTGAATCCCTGCAGCACCGCCTGTGGCTGATAGCGGAGCGCCTGCTTGAATAGCAGCAGTATCTGCTCCTTCTCCGTATCCGATAGATCCGAGTCTGCGTTGCGCTTGGCGCATATCGCCAGGACCACCATCGGTACGACGAGAGTATTTGCCTGGACCGGAATTAGTCGCAGGTTTATTTGGCTTTTGGTATCCGCCTTTGCCTGCCATTATTCCTCCTGGAGTTTCTCTAAATCTTCGTGTAGTTCATCAATAAGTAAGTTTAAATCATATTCATAGTTAGCTTGATTACTAAGTAAGTAAGTAATCTCTTTAAAGAATACTGCTACTGACATTGTTAAGTTAAAAAAGAATACTGATACAGTAATAAATATATGAATAGGGCGTACCGGATGATTCATTTGTACCTTCCAGTACGCTCTACCAAGTTCATTATTAAGCCTTTGTACCTTTGCGACCGGCTGGGGCATATCCAAAATCAACTTTACCGCCCTTGGGCTTTGAAGTATCCATTGGACCTTGTACTGTTTGGCTCATAGGAGCTTTTGCGCGTCCACCTTTATTCATCTTTCACCTCCTGTTAAGCTGCGCCACCCATTGCGGCGAGTAGTTGTTCGATTCCTGGGGGATTTTGACCAGCAGCAGGGGTTCCACCAGTAGGTGAAGGAGGAGCCTGCGAGGCAACGGCTGGAACCGCACCTGCTGCTGGAGTCTGTTCTAAGCCTGGAGCCATTGGTGGCTGTGCTGGCTGTGGGGGAGCAGGAGGAGGAGCGAAGGCTTTTTCAACAATTGTTTCTAACTGTTGACCCTTTTGTCTTCCGCTAATTACTTCTGCTATTCGGGAGATGATCTGCGAAGGATCTTGTCCTTGTGCTGATAACGCAGGTATAGCCTGTGCGTATTGTGCAAGTGCTACCCGTAGGGAGTCACGCATCTCTTCAATATCAATTCTTTGTTCTTCTTGGGTTACGTTAATGTCAATAGGTAGTTCACGACGAGCATAGTCGCGGGAAACTAATTTATCGCTACGCATTTGTAATAATGCGATCACTGCGCGGTTAGGATCCATACCAGACATAATGCCGTAGCGAACATCTACTGCATAATCGCCCTTAATATCTCTTGCTGGAACATACTTTAATACATATGGAGTTCCATCATCTACGCCACGAATGGTTTTATCTTGGTTTCCAAATGTCTTTTCGTCAATCTCAAAGCATAAACCAATTAACTCAGAGAAGATTCTAGCAAATTGTGCTTGAGCAGATTTAATCTGTGTATCAAAGCCAGCTTGAAGTGCTTGAACCCCACGACCGGTTACTACAGAAGCATCGGTAATACCAGAGCGAACTTCTGGATAGCGAGATCCAAGACGAAGTTCACGCTCTAGAACGCCTGATTCTTGGAATACACCGTTAGGAAGTTCTAATGGGATACGACGGATACCTTGTGGATTGGAGGAACGCATAATTGCGTCAGGTCCAAGAGCTAACTCCTGCACATCCTGTGGGATAGCAATAGGTGCTTGAATAGATTTTTCTGCTGCTTGGATCTGCAGTACTGCAAATCTAGCGCGAGCTAACTGTACAGATAGTACATCATCAAACTGACCGCGAGCTTCGCCGTCTAAGGAGAAACGTTGAGCAACGCGAGCCATACACTTACCAAGTGGATTTGGTGTACTTGAAAGAACTAGGTTCTGCTTGGTTGGGATAATCATCATATCTTGGTCTGCATCGTGGTAACGGATTACCTCAATATATGGAGAACCGATCTGATATTGATTCTTGTTAATAATTTGATCGTGGAACTCTGGATACATTGCCGCCAAAGACTCTGCATCCATTTGGATAACTTGAGTTAATGAGATACAACGACCAAAACGATCTACTTCTGGGTAGACTCCAAAAGGATTAAGCAAACGGATACGAGGATTATTAGTTTCATAATCCATCTCAACCATTGCAGGGAGCAATCCGTAGGTATTAAACCAATCTGCTCCTGAGTACATCTGTAATGATAATTCAGATGAGGTTACATAGAAGTTGGCAATACGGGTGCGGATGTCAGCGCTCTTACGAGCAGCATCAGATACCATATTGGCAGCAGAACAGTTAAAAGAGGGTAGCGGAGCCATAGCTTCTGCAAGATCACGAGCGGCTACGTCAATAAAGTTAGCAACCAAAGGTTTTGGGTACTCTTCAGAGAACATAGCAGGATAGACCTTACTAATGTCACCTTGGCGCACTGATAGAACGTCGCGCATACGCTGATCGCGTGAAGCACTACGCGTTTGTAGACGCGCTGCCTTTGCTACGACCTCTTTGGCTGTTAACAATGTATGTCCTTACTTAGATAAAAGTACGATCTCGCTCTTCTAGCAATTGGTCAATGTTTACTACTAACCGTTTATTCTGTTCATATCTAGACAGAAAAGGATTTTTCATATGGTGGGTTGCGTATTTACCGTGATTAAGCAACTCTCTTGCTTTAATCTCACAGAACCACAGAGCCATCACCATATCTGTTTTACCTTTTGTTTCAGGTGACCAAGTTACCAACTGCTCGATAAGAGCCTTGATATCTTCTGTCTGATCGCTAGGTAAATGTATTAAGTTATCTCGATGGTGTTTGCCATCGTGTTGCTTTGTTCCAAAGAGTGTGGATACAGATGCCACACCAAAGCCAGAGTCCCACTTATTGTTACCAGTATGGTGTTCTCTTAGATAGACACCTTTACTTGCTAGATGTTGGCGGATACCTTCATCTTGGGTGAGGAAAGCCTGAAAGGCGTTCTTCTCAACTATCCACTCACTAGGCTGATACAAGTTAGTCCAGTCAAATATTAACTGGCGGATTTGTGCAGGTGTTGGACGAGTCATCTTGT